AGACTTCATGTCTCGTTCATATATCTCCCCATAGACAACCTTCGGAATGTCGTAGGATGCTATCAACGTGGCGCAAGATGAACATGGCAAAAGAGTTACAGCTAAAAGTTTTACTTCTCCCCTTTTTACAAGGCTTAAACAATTAGCTTCGGCATGAATCATGTAAGGTCTACGGCGATTTCTGTCTTCCCAAAACGAATCATCAACTTCTTTTCTTGGTGCTAAACCGTTGTAGCCCAAGGCTAAAACCATATTATGCTCATTTAAAGCACAAGCCCCCACCTTCATGTGGGGATCTTCACTCCGTTGAGATGCAGTTTTAGCTAAATCTAATGCGTATTTCTCCCAAGGAACCCTCATTTAGAGTAAATTTCTCTTTCAAGCCTACGATAACGAGCATCTGAGTGCCATACCTCGTCGGTCTGGGGAGTATATATCCCATCTCGGGTTTGAACAGGGATACTTTTACTTAGTCTTAGTGTAGAAGGCTGATAAATGTTCAAATCGCTTACGCTCTGCGTTGAGACGCTCGCGCAAGAGGTCAGCCCTATCAGCATCATTGCTATTGCCAGTTTGCCTAAGTTGCTCAATTGCTTCAACAATTGCAAATTCTCTATCATTGTGGTCTTTATGTAAATCATAATAAAATTTTTTATTTTTAAGACTTAGAAATAATTCTAAGGATTTTAAAACAGATTTGATTAGAGAGAACATTTTGCGTCTTTCTTGGAAGTAAAGATTTCTTTTTCGGTTTTATCTTCATAGACCTCTTTAACTGATCCGTGAACGGTCTTAGCGCAATCAATAGCCCAAAGCAAAGAACCTTTTAAGGTTGCGCTGTAAGCGTGATGATACTCTCCCTTGCGGTTATATACTCTGTATAGAACAGGTTTACTTTTCATTTTGTGGTATGAATTCAAGTGCTACCCTGCCTACGTTCTCTTTGTCGTCGGACAGGAATCCATTGACTACAACACATGAAGGCAAGAAGTCAACACTCTTTTCATCAAAAAAGTATTTTTCTTCACCAAAGGTCAATTCCCTCATTGACCCAACAAACTTTTGGGTTAATGAAGCTGTTTCTCCCATTAGGTGTTCCGTTGCTTGATTGGTTCCTACTACTTTAAATTGAGCTTTCATCCGATTACTTTTACACCAAACTACTGTATTTGGTGGGTCATTGAATATTATTGCTCGTTTATCGTATCTTTCAATCCATTTTTTATAGGATTTCACCTTATGTTTACGTCTGATTTCACTTTTAATATAATTTTTATTATATTCTTTAAGTGCTAAATCAAAAATATCATGCACTGTCGAGATCAGTGAAGCACTGGTAAAATTTTTGGAGACCCCAAAGATAAAAGTCACATCAAAAAAAGATTCTTCTTCATGCAGGAAAATAGCTGTTTTTAATTTATCATTTTCTTTTGCTATATAAACAATGCAATTTTCAAAATAATAATCATACAAATCCTGTATTTTTTTTCTTTTTAAATAAGGAGAACGGATTTCTCCCAAGTCATAAGGCTTAGATGATATAAAGAAATCCCAAAAATGTTGCCATAACTCGTCGTTAGGTTCTTTTAACTGTGTAATTTTCACATCTTTATTATATTATATAATTAAAAAGTGTAAATCTAAACATGGCGGCAGAAGGAAAAAATAAAGTAGCTCAGAGTTTGTTGGACTTGCAGCCAACTGCTGTGCTAGAACTGTTTAGGGTTTTCCCTGATAGGGTTAACCTACCAAATCTTTTCTTGGGGTTTCATGGGGGTAGTAATTTTGATAAATCTATTACTTGGCAAGGTGTAGACTACTTGCCTTTAGCTATAGAAACAGAGGGGTTTGACATACTCGGTGATGGTAAATTAGCTAGACCAAAAATTAAAATAGCTAATAAAAATAATATCATTACTAACTTCCTACAAAACTATAAAGATTTAATTAATGCTAAGTTTGTAAGGAAAAGGGTCCAAGTAAAATTTTTAGATGATTCAAATTTCCAAGGAGGAAATCCCTTTGGTGCCGCTGATTCTAAAGCTGAATTAACTAATGAAACTTGGATTATGGGTAGAAAGACCCAAGAGTCTAAGATATTTGTAGAGTTTGAATTAAACTCACCTCTAGATTTAGAAAACTTTAGCGTTAATTCTAGAAATGTAGTTGCTAAATTTTGTGGTTTCCAATATCGGGGAGAGGGTTGTAGATATGCAGGTTTTCCCGTTGAAAAAGATGATGGATACCCTTTTAAGGATGCAGATGGGGTATCTGTAGTTCCACAGTTTAACAGTCCTACTCCTGTAGATTTTTTCCATTCTAATTACGCAGAGTGGACACCTAATTCTGGTTATTCTAAAGGAGATATCGTATGGGTAAAAAGCCCTACAATCAATGTTCCTCCAGTCGATTTTAATCCTAACGATGACACAGTATACCCTTTAAAGACTGTATATGTCGCAGTTTCAGGAGACGGTGGCGCTACAAATTCTGGTAAATCTCCAGCAAATAATCCTAGTTATTGGCAAAAAGACGGATGTAGTAAAAAGCTAGGGGCATGTAGAAAAAGGTTTAATGCTAGCTCTCACATAGAATTTATAGGGGGAACTGTTACAAACAAAACTTTTCCATCGGTTAGAATTTCAGGAACGACTCTCGGTTCTGCTACGAGTAAAAATGAATTTTCAACCCCTTTCAACCTTGGAGCTTCAACGGCTCCACTTAGATATGCTACAAATACAGGATTCTTCCACTCAAACGAATTAACTGGAAAGCTTACTGGTGACTTTACTTTAATGGGGTTTGCTAATGTTAGATCTACAAGTCCTAGCCGAGCAGGTATTTTTTCTAGCTCCAAACAAGCAGATGTCGGAGTATGGCCAGCAGCAAGATACGTTAATATGGGCATAGGAATGAATCGTGGAATACAAGCAGAATACCTTGGTTATAGAATTAGTCCAACCACCAATAATAGTAGAAATAATATATATCAGCGCCAAGGTTTAGCTTCTTTACAATCAGTAACAGAGGATGATGTCGAAGTATGGAATCAATATGTTATAACGCATGGTAGAGGATTAGAAAATGGGTTAACTGCTAGCCAACAAGAAATTATCAATGGAGAAGGAGAAAATGCAGTAACACAAATTAATTTTTATGTTAATGGAGAACAACAGGGAGAACCAAGCCGCCCCAGAGACGGTAGCAATCGAGTGAGAGGTGCAGATATTTTAAATCGTCGCTTTCTTGGTAATTTCGGGAGTCTTGCAGAAAGAAAAGCTGCGGCGGCAGGATGGTCGGCATCTCTTGACCCTGATGGGCCACCGTATGGACCTCTGCCTAATGCATTTATGATTGGGGGGGTTGAGTATTACGGTTACGACTCACAGTCTTACGAGGACCAAGATAGAGCCACTGTTTCATGTATAAATGGTCATATTGCTACGTGGGCTCTCTGGAACAGAGTTTTGTCCCAAGAGGAAATTGATTTTTTGAGAGTTGTTCCAGTATCTAACGATCTTAACATAAACACTGTTAACATAGTCCCCAGAACATACGAGGAATGCACGGGATTGATGTCTCCCCTCACAGGTGGAACAGGAAAAGGTCTTCCTGAGGGGAGTCCTCCTTTGCTTTATGGTCAACACAGCTTAATCGCTTGGTGGGATGGAACTACAGGAGACGCAAGTATTAGTAATGGATTAGTTGATATTCACACTGGAGGTTATCATCTGACGGGAAGCGGTAGTTTCACAGGTTTTAACCGAGGTTATTACGAAGGTAATCCAACAAGAATACCCAACCCTACACCTAACAATCCACGGTTTGGTGGATTCCCAGGAACTGATGGATTTAGCTATGGAAGAAACACTTCGATTTAAGGATGTAGAGGAGGCTTTATCCTCTATAATAAATATTTGTAAATCTTCTTTTAGAAGGGAGCTTTGCGGGTTTTTGGGTTATGACCATGAATCAAATGAATATTTAGTGCAGGAGGAGAAAAATATCTCTCCAGAGCCAGAATCACATTTCTTGATAAACCCTTTGAACTATCTACTTTTTAAAGATGACTATGACATGGTTGCTGTTTTCCATAGTCATGTCTTGGGAGATGAGAAGGAATCTGAATTTGACGTAAAAATGGCTGAGACCTGTTGTCAGGCATTTTTAATTTACAGCCTAAACACAAAAAAAATAAATATTTATACACCCAAAAATGTAGAAGGAGATGTAAATATATTAGAAAGGGTGAAGGAAGTAATATGACTTTAGTAAGACTACATGGAATTTTAGCTCAAGAGTATGGAGATACTTTTACTTTGGCTATTACAAACCCAAAAAATACCCTTCATGCTATTGACTGTAATAAAAAAGGTTTTATTAGAAGGTTAATTGAACTTCACAAAGAGGGTTTGCCTTATGATTTAATAATCAATAAAACTAGAATCACTCACGAATACCAGATTGATTCACTCAAAAACCCTGAAAGAATTGATTTGGTTCCAGCTATAACAGGTAACGGACCTATATCTTTAGGAGCAATCTTTTTGAACATCGGTAAAGCTTTGTTGTTTGCGGCTATTTCTTTTGCTTTAGCCCCAAAACCTCCAGAACCCGAGGCTCTAGAGTTGACCGCTGACGCTGGGAGAGAGTCTTTAATTTTTTCAAACGTAGCTAATGTAGCTAGTCAGGGAGCCCCTCTACCTGTGGGGTTTGGAAGGCTTAAGGTCGGATCTCAAGTTATTCAAGCAACAATCAAATCTTACCCACAACATCAGAAGCAAAGAGATGCGTTAGTGGGTGAAGCTGCAAGAGCAGGTTCTAATTCTCGTTATGGTAGATTTGCCCCCATAATGCAAACAAGTAAAGCATCAGACCAGCAAGATTCATGAGTCATATTTTAAAAAAGATGCAGATTGCTGGAGGAGGTAAAAGGCGAAATGAGCCTAAACCTCCAGTTTATAAACCTCCCGTTATGGGAGAGTTGCAGTATGGGGCTTCCTTTAGTTACTCAGAGATCCTTGATTTAATTAGCGATGGACCAATCGAAGGGATCGTAAACCGATTTGGAGAGGTTGTTGATGGTCTCGATATACTACAAGGAATATATTTAGACGATACCCCTGTAGCTGTTACTCAGCAGAAAAATAAACGCTGCCCTACGGTCGGTAGTGAAACTAATTTTGACGCTAATGTCATAGCGGAAACGGTAGAGGTTCAGCCCAGTAGATTGGCTGAAGAAGAAGGATCTGGAATAAAAAACTGCCAACTGTTTTTTAAAGGTATAAATCAACAAAAATACAGAAGCACATCTGGGCTTATTACTGCTCTTAAGAAAGATGGCACTAGAGGACCAATTTTAGATGGAGAAGTTGTAACTCTTCCACATGTCAACATGATAATGTTGAGGGAAAGATCGAATGAGAAATGTTCCGATAGACATCCGAGAAATAGAAATCTAAGAGGTGTATATTATCGAGCATACATAAAAAAAGAAAAAGAAGGGACAGGAAGTTTAGAAAAAAGATTTTTCTTTTGGAAGAACGGAAATGTAAGGTCTGAATTTAATGGTAACAATAACGCTGTCTTTAGAAGCTCAACTGAACCATATGGTGATATTGATAGGGTTGGTTGGGCAGATTGTGCTACTTACCATAGAGATGATGGATTTCCCGCAGGGGCAACTAGTCAAACCGTTAAATTCTACATCGGATTCGGTGGTGACAGTATGGGTTACGTAAGTGACCGTAGAAGACTCTGGCATAATACCTATTGGGATATAGGAAGAGTAGCAAACGGTTTTTCTGGCAGTGGAGGAGGTTTAAACCTCGCAAGACATGACAACACAAATGTCATGGCTTTAAGGTCTATTTTAAATTTATTTAATCAAAATAATAGTGAAGGGAATTTAGATCCTGATGCTCTTCTTATCCAGAGGCAACTCGCCTCTAAAGCTTTAGGAACTTTAGGTTGGAACCCCAATCACCCTTTTAATGGCTCTCAAAACGGTGCGGTAGCATTAATTAGAGATTGGCAGAAAAAATCAGCCAACTCAAGAACGAAAAATTGGACATGCATAGTTAAAGTAGAAGAGAACAACCCAAACTTAGAAGGTAAAAGCTTATTCAATGCGGAAGGTCAATTAGAAAGCATGTTTACCTATCCTTATGGGCTTACTAATGGATGGAATCTTTATTTCAAGATGAAAGAAGCGGGGATAAGAATAGCTGATGTTACTTGTCCTGTCGTTGAAAAAAGAGGTGACGAAATAGTCGCCACTGGAAAAATGTTTGGATTTCTTCTTTTTCAGTTTGCTCCAGAAATTCGAAGAGATGCTTTAAGATGTAGTGGTGATAGGTATGGGTGGGGAATAAATTTTGCGATACCTAAAAAAGTAAAAGATTTATTTGCTGATTTAGATTGTTTTCAATATGCAAAAGAAATAATTCCTTTGAGCGAAAACGGATTCCAAACGACAAACCAAAAATATAATTACTCTAATGTCTTAGCAGAATTTAGAGATGGCTCAGAAAACCAAGGTCCATTTAATTTCTTTAAGGCTGTATTTATTGACCATAAATATGGATCTCAACTTTTTGGTCCCTTCTCTTCAAAGTCAGGTTTAGAACCTCAAAGAATTCTACAAAATGCATCCATGCTTACCCGAGCAGAAGTTTTGCAAAAGGGTAGAGCAAACAACTATAATTTAGAAGTAGGATCGGACGGTCTGCCTCAAGGTGAGGGTAGTGATGACGAGAGGACTGGTGGAGATAATCAAACAAGAGATTATGGATCTTGGGCCAAAGACTCCTTAGTTCACTGGGATGAGATAGCCCTTCCCACAACACATTATGTTTACAATCCAAATGTAACTAGTTGTTTTATTACGCTTAATATCGCAAGCTTAAACGACACTTTGATTAAAGAGGTCGATAATGTAGGTGGGTCAAGTAGCAGTAATAATGATTTAAAAATAGGAACTAAGTTTCCCACGGTTTTAAACATACGGGTCGAAACGGGTAGGATAGGCGAAAAGGGTAGTGAACTTCCTTTCAAAACTTTCACTTATAGAATTGTTGCTTTAATTGAAGGGTCTACTTTAATTGATATAGGTAACCCTGATTACAAAGGAGAGTCGTCAAAGCAATTTGTGGTCAGGTTGGATGGAGCAAATACTTTAAGTGAGCCTTTTCCTTTGCCCAGAGTAAGAAGATCTAATGTTGAGAGTCTAAACTCTACAGGCGAGATAGGCTTTCAAGCCGACAGTATTGATCAAGACTCTGTAGAAAAAAGATATATAAGAGTAACAAAGTTATCTTTTGAGTCTCATTCTGTATTATTGAATAAAGATGTTTCACTAGACAAGGTAACTGAAATTATACCTGTAGATTTACCTTATCCGTTTTCAGCTATAGTGGGAACAAAGTTAGACTCCAGAGCTTTTGGGTCAATACCTCCAAGGAGTTTTGATTGTAAATTAAAAAAAGTTAGGCTTCCAAGTAATTATTTTCCTGTCGTTAATGGAATTGATAAAAGATATTGGGAGACACAGGCAAAATATAACTCATGCCCTAAAGACTCTAAGCTTATCTATGCTGGAGATTGGGATGGCACCTTCCACGATGAACTGAGATGGACTGATAACCCAGCTTGGATTTTATATGATTTATTAGTTAATCAACGCTATGGAATGGGTTCTCACATAGATGTGGATTCTATAAACATATGGCAGCTTTATGAAATAGGAAGGTTTTGTGATGCAGTCGATGAGGATGGTTACTTCAAGGGAGTTACAGATGGAAGGGGAGGATTAGAGCCTCGTTTTTCTTGCAACATAGTTTTCGACCAAGGACAAAAAATATATGATGCGATTAACACAATAGCTAATATCTTTAGAGGTAGAGCTTTCTTTGCTAACTCAGAAATAACTTTTGTTGACGATAGACCAAGAACACCCCTCAATTTGTTTACTAATGAAACAGTAAAGGATGGAATGTTTTTCTATGGTAACTACAGGAGAGATGAACAATATAATTGTATTGAGGTGGGATTCAAAGACCGCTTTGATAACTTTGCCCCCAAGATAGAAGTTATTGAAAACGAAGAAGATATCCGAGAGAGAGGTATTTTTAAGAAAAAAATTGAAGGAGTGGGAATTACTTCTCGCGCCATGGCTAGAAGAGTCGGACAGCATGAAATATTTTCTAGAATTACAGAGAACCAAACTGTAGCTTTTACCGCTGGATTAGAAAGTTTGTTATGTCAGCCTGGGGATTTGATAACTATTGAGGATGAGCTAAAAACAAACAAAGCAAACTTTGGTAAAATATTAGCTGTTGATCTGGAGGCTGAAACAATTCGATTAACTAATACTTTTGTTGATTCTGATATGAACGGAATATTGACCGTTTATAATCCAACAGGAAGAAATAGTTTAAGCGATATTGAGAGTGGAGCGCAAATAAACAGAGAAAGGTATGAATTTTTTACTATTACAGGAAAGGATTCTGCTCCCAAAGATATGTGGGTATCAGGTAATACCATGTTCACAGGAGATTATGGGTTCTCTGGATATACAGATGGTTATGCAGATGCTACTCGCGAAGATGACAATTCAGAAACTCGTTTTGAAGAATATGCATTATATACAGGAAACCCTTCTCTCACAGATTACCCTTATATTTATTTTGAAACTGGTGTAACAGGGTGGGTCTTTGGATCTGGAAATGCTCGTAACTTATATTCTGGAACTTTTATATCTCAGTGGACAGGAGCACAGGCTTTACTCGACTTGTCAACTGGAAGAATAACGGCTCTGGATATGACGACTGCGGATAAAAGATCAACCGCTCCCGACAAGATCGCTGCCTTCTCTGGTTTTGATGAGGCTAGCTTTGTGGGACCGTATTATGGCGTAGAACAAAGACAATTACCTAATATTGTCGGTCCTGATCAGATGGCCATCTTAAATGTGACGGGTAACATAATGAGCACTCCTGCTGAGTTGGCGGCTACAGGTTTGAATAACTATGGAACTTTAGTCTCTGGTGTTGATAAACCTGAGTTACTGCCATTCTTAAAATTAGGTAGTGCCGCTAAATTTGAAATAAAAGATGCAAGTCCATTTATTTACAAAGTTGTCTCTCTAAAAGAGGAAGCTCCAAACGAATATTTAGTAAGCGCAACCAAATATGAAACAGGTAAATTTAAATTAATTGAAGACGACATAAGCATCGAGCCTTTGACTAATACTTTTAGTTATCAATCTTCTCAAACAGTCAATGGGACAACTTACACAACTCTTGATTCCCCAATTATAAATGAAGTTACAACAGGAATTCCTAATTTAGCAGATCAAACTTTTAACATAACAGGAACATGGGGTGCGGTGAGTAACAGCACGGGATATAATATTATTTTAACATATCCAAATGGACAAACACAAGATGCATCAGTCACAACGACAGATCATGCGTTTACAGGATTATCGCAGGTAGGTGTATTTAATTATAGTGTGAATGCACTAGGTAATAAGGGAGGAAGTAATATTCAAAATGCATATTTCGATTCTCAATATAGCACATCGGGTATTTTTGTTGTTTACAATGAACTTTTAACTCACAGCACTTCATTCTTGAATCAAATAACTATTTTATAAAATGCCTCTTTATTATAATCCTTTAACTGTTATCAAGAACCAAGGAGCAGCAGTATTCTGTTCGGGGGCTAAAGGTTATGTTGATGATGCTACAGGGGTAGTAGGGGGATACCTTAGAGATCGTGCTGTTAGTGGATCTTGGACTGGATTGAATTTTGTGCATGTGGCAGTGCCGTCAGGGGGAAGTGCTCTTCCCACGGGATATTATACTCCCGCTTCTGACCATTTTATTTCATCTGGTGTCACAGTTATCGGGGGAGCAACCCCAAATGGAGACATTAGAATAGACCCCACTGGATTTATTGAGGGGCAATATTGGAATACAGGAGCGTTTACAGATCTTCCCAAGAATACTTTTATGTCTGGGGCTTTGTATGCTGTAGGAATAGGAACTACAGCTACAAATACGTGGACGGGAATGGTGGGTGTGGGATCAACAGACCCAGGAGGTAGTTACTATCAGGGCTATTTTAAAACAAAAAATATTCATGAATTTGATTTAGATTTTGAGACTGACACAGGCGATTTGACTTTGTGGACCACTGGGAGTGGTGTTTACGGAGGCGGTCCTCTAACTCTCTCTTTTGGTATTACAGACCAAGAGGGGGGACGAGTCTCAAGTGCCGCAGAATTTCAGGAAAACCCTTTTCTTACCGAACAGAGGATTAGCATTCTGGACTCAGATGGTAATATGGTTTACTTAAACTATAGGATTACACAGGATTCTGTTTTTACTTTTACTGAGCAAGATAATATTAATGTATTTGGCAGTTTAACTAGAAATTTTGGTCTACAGATAGACACCGTTAACAATGACGGGACCGAAAAAAAGAGTTTCTTTTACTTGTATTCAAATCCGATCTCTGTAGAAAAAGTATACATTCAAGATGGAGAACAAGTTAGGTTAAATGAAGCCTTCGAAGATCACGGATTACCTGACACCTCTAGCATTACCTCTGAAGCAGATAGAATTGAAGCTAGGAGATACTTCAATAACCAACCAGTAAGTGGAGTAAGCGGTTCTGGTGTTAAAGATCAAGTCTCGTTTCAGTTTCATTTTGATAATGATCCCGCTTATACTGACTACAGTAATGCAAGAATTAGTTTTTTTGCGGCTGGTGACGGAAATTTAACCTATAGCTCTGCTGGAAATTATCAAACAACAGAAGATTTTCTAATTGGTAGTTATCCCCTAGAGCCGATTCAAGGGGGGCAAACATTTACTTTTACTAAAGGAGATGGAGTTTCGGGAAATATATATCAAAATATTAAATATATAATTGAAAACCCCGCTGGAGTTGATTTTGAAAGTCCTTTAGGAACAGATGCGTTGCCAGTAGCCTCTAGAGTAAAAATTGTAGAGAGCGTCCAACTAGGAATAGACACTTTATTTAATGTAGGTAATCAATCAATTAACGGTAATCTGGTTGTTAGCGGGAATGAATCTGGCTATATAACAGGCAACTGTTTAACAATTGGACCTCCCACCTACGATCATCCTTATACTATCCATACAAAGGATGGCCATGTCGGAATAGGAACGTCCACGACCCTTCAAGCAGGATCAAAATTAAGCGTTTATGGAAGAGCAGTTGGATTGGGGGATGGAGGTAGATTAACTGGCCCTAGTGATTTGCCTTACTTGCTCTCTGGAGATGCAGCAGGAGGAGGAAGTCAAAACCTTCAAGAAGTTACTACTGAAGGAAATACTACAAATCAAGGTATAGAAGTAACTGCTGGAGGGATAAAAGTTAATGATTATATTACTCATTATGGAGACACTGATACTTATGCAGGTTTCCCAAGTAATGATAATTTTACAGTTTTTACCGCAGGTAGTAATGCATTAGATATCGACTCAAGCCAACAAGTTCACTTTCCTCGTAGGGTTGGGATAGGATCAGCCCCAGATACTACCCAGCAATTGTTAGTAGTGGGTAATAGCACAGAGATTGAATTAGCCACAACTGACAACTATGCAATTAGAACTGCTCAAAAAGTTGATATAAGTATCGGAGGAACTATTTCTTCTTCTGGATCAATGATCGCGGGAGGATCAGGAAACCACATCAGTGGTGATTTTGATACTATTGCTGGAGGAACACTCAATAACATATCGGGAGGTAACTTTAACTTTATCGGGGGTGGCTCGCAAATTGACCTTACTGGTAGTCAATATTCTTCAAGTATCGGAGGAAAGAATAATGATATTTTTTATTCTGACTATGCCATAATTGGAGGTGGTCGAAATAACAAAATAGAAAGTGCTACAGTTGCTTTTATCGGAGGTGGCAGTAGCAACGAAATACACGATGGAGTTTCAGCTATAGCTGGTGGTGTATCCAACCTGATTTCAGGAGGTAATGGTTACTCTTTTGTTGGAGGTGGAGAAGAGAACATGGTTTATGGAACGTTTAGTTCTATATTGGGGGGAGAGGGAAATAAAGTTTACGGAAATGATGCCGTTACTCTTGGTGGATGGTTCAGTGAATCAACGGGAAAATTTGCGCTTGTTGGCCCAGGAAGAGCTTCAAAGGTAAGCGGAGACTATGCTGTTGGTTTAGGAAACAAAGTAGAGATACCTGTAGCTCATAGTGGGGCGGCAGTATTAGCAGATGGTCAAGATAGAGTCCACGCTTCTAGCGGAGCACACTCTGCCACTTTAGATTTCGCTAATGGTGTTTATGTTCCTACGATTGGATATTTCGGACAGGGATTGCATGTAAGTGGCGTTCCAGTTTTAACTGGTGAGAATAACCCAGCAGAAGCTGATACTTTACAGACTGTTACTGATAGAGGGGCGACTACAACAAATAATATCACTCTAGCATCAAGCCTCCCCAAATTGTTTTTGCAAGATACTGATGGCACAAATCAAATTGCTGAAATAAGTAAAGCAGGATCACATTTATATTTCTACAATAGAGATAACGTAAGTAACGGAGGATACATATTTATTGGAGATAACGGGACTACTGATACGGAGTTTATGCGTATCGCAACCGATGGAGATGTTGGTATAGGCAGTAATACCCCAGCCAGAAAGCTTGATGTCTCTACTAGTGCTGCTGATACTTATGGCATAAGAAACTCTTATAATTCTTCTTACTACATGGAAATGGCCCACAACCGTTTCAATGCTGTAGGAAACAATTATATTAGATTTAATATAGACGATGCCCCCAAAATGACCATCGTCGATTCAGACTTTGGTGGAGGTGTTAATGGGGTAGGTATCGGCATAACTAATCCAACCGCAGAGTTACAAGTCATTGGCCACATCTCTGGTTCAGGTAGTTTCTTAGGCACTGGTGTTGGAAACCGTATAACGAACAACCACATTCCTTATCTCCTTTCAGGAGACGAAGCAGGAGCGACAAACACGCTACAAGATGTTTGTGACAATGGCAATACAACAACAACTTCTATAAATTCTACTGGCCCACATATCTCTGGGGGAACGGGAATATTTATGGAGAAGCTGGCTGTAGGAACCGCCTATTCCAGCTACAACGCGACCATTAAGGGAACCTTGCAGGTCAAGGATGTTGGGGGGACTTATGATGGTCTCTTGTTTACATCTAATGTGGGGGGTGAGGGAAGAATCAAAGCCATAAATACTGATCACGGAACCAATCACCCTTTATGGCTTGGAGGTGAATATCTTAAATTTACTGTCCAGACTGGCACTGAGGTTGAAGCAATGCGGCTTGTTCAAGGGTCAGACGGAAAGGGTAGCGTTGGCATAGGAACGGTTTCTCCAGACGCTAGATTAGACATAGTAGGGGATGGTGCAGATTTCTTTTTGCAATCGGATGATTATAAGATAGCTCGCATCCAACCTAGAGGAACATCGGCAAACTTAGATAAAGGTTTATTTTCTCTATTTGACGGATCGACAGAGGCTGTTCGAATTGATTCAGCAAGTAGCAGTTGGTTGAACGGAGGAAGTATAGGTATAGGCACAGTTTCTCCCCTCGCAACTTTAGACGTAAGGGGTAATATCTCTGGTTCGGGCAGTTTCTTGGGAACGGGTGTCGGTAATCGCATCACAAACAATCACATTCCTTATCTCCTCTCTGGAGATTCACCAGCAGAAACCCAGACACTCCAAGACGTTACCACTAAAGGTAATCATACAACCAATTCTATTTATATAAACGGCTCTGGTGATGATGTTAATTATGCCCCTTTAAATGTTAGTGGGGCTAACACACTAGCTTTGCTTAGGGGGACATCGACATATGCTTATCTTCAATTTCAAAACTCCACCACAAGTTACGGCTCAGTAAGTAGCAATGGTCTCACCATTGGCAACAATGGTAATGATGCTTACGTCTGGCAAAGAGAAGCTGCCTCACTGTATTTTGGAACAAGTGGTGAAGCTAGAATGACAATACTTGGTGATAGTGCAACGCACTCCAAGGTGGGCATTGGAACAATCGCTCCTGCTAGCACCGCTGGCTCAGACAGCTTCCTTGAAATTTATGGAGCTACAGATGCTGGGTTAGTTATCTCTAGTAATAATGGCGAGTGGGATCTTAAAAATACAAATCCTAACGCTGATTTAGTTTTTTATAAAGATGGGTCGCATAGAGTTACTTTTACTCAAGCTGGAAATGTTGGTATTGGAAGCGCTGTCCCAGCTAGAAAGCTTGATGTTGTTGGAGACGCAGCAGTAAGCACTAATCTAGTTGTAGGGACAGCCCTTTACTCAAATCAATGGATAGCTAATAGCTCTGCCACTCAATACATAAAAAATAGTTCTGCTGCTACTTCAGTGGCTATTACAAATTCTGGCTACGTTGGTATTAAAAATGACAACCCTGAATACGCATTGGATGTTTCTGGTGATGTTGCTGGCACGGGAGCAGGTAGCCGCATAACCCTAAATGGAACCCCTTATCTTCTTTCAGGTGATTCTCCTGCGGAGACACAAACTCTTCAAGACGTTTGTGATAACGGCAACACAACCACTACTGCGGTTAATATTACTGGAGCTTTAACTTTAGGTAATCATATATTTAAAAATGTAGAAAATTCATTTTTAGGTCTTTATGGAGGATCAGATACACTCACTAATGATGGTTTTATCAAGATTTATGGTGACTCGGCCAATTGGGGTAAAGTCCAAACTAATATAGGATACGATGCCACAAACAGTAAGGCTCATTGGACATTAAATAATACCACAGAGTTAAT